CGGCCCCCATCTTGGAGTAAAGCTCGACGGCAATGCGGATCTGAATGTGTTCATACTGTGCGGGTACGGTGGCATTCTCCGGTACACCAAAGGGATATCGCTTGTTTAAGACAATCGATTCCGCTTGTTTGACCAATAGATTTAGCAAATCTGTAGCTGCCGTATCGGGCAGTATGAGGACGCTGAGGGCGTTTTCCTTTTCAATATCCGTCATTGCCATCGAGTCCCCCTCCTTTCATGATTAAGGTGTAGCCGTAGTAGTAATGGTACCGCCTGCTACGTAAACCTTGCGGCTGTACTCAGGAGCCGTGAAGGTAGTGGCAATACCGGTAAACTTACCGTGGTACCATTCAGGGCCATGGTCAAGACCAAGCTGTCCGAACAGCTGATACTTCTCGCCCGCACCGGTCTTCGCCAGAGGCTCAAGGAAGAAGTTACCCTTGCCCGGAACCGGCTGATACACCGGAGCGATGACGTCCAGATTCAGCAGCAGCGCTGTACCTGCCGGCAAGCATTCGCCAAGGTACAGATAGACAACACCAAGAGGCGTTACCACAGAGCTTAGGGCAATACCGTTGATTTCACGGCTGGCAGGGATGACCGTTAAGCCGTTGTTCACCGCGTCGGCATTGATCTGGAACATGGTAATGGCATCGCACCACAGCACAAGGTTGTGGGTAGGCGCATTGCCGTTGTAGATGGTTTTCAGCATATCCGCGATATCCCAAAGACCAAGGGGCTTGCTTCCCATGGCCTTTACGTTGGTCGTAATGGCAGGGACAAGGCCACGTGTCTTATTAACGGTAGCGTCGGAGGTTGCCTTGTTATAGGTACCGTTGATGAAGGTATACTCGATGTCACGGGCTACCTTCTGCATCTTTGCCGCCACTTGGAAATCCAGCTCGTTGATCGGGTTAGCCTGCTGGTTGGCAATGTTAATGCCCGCCAGCGTACCCATGTTGCTCTGCTTGGCATAGCTGATACCAACGCTCTCCATGAAGATCTGGGTTACGTTGGTTTTCTGCTCACGGGTAATGATGGTTGCATCGGGTGCCGTCAAGGAAGCCGTTTCACTGATACTCGGCTGACTGCCGGCGCCACCGCCCGTATACTCCTGACCGGTAACGAACTCCACGTGGTTTGTGGTTTTCGCTCTGCCTCCGATAGCGGAGGAAAGAGGCGTCTTGGTATTGCCTCGGTTAAACAGCATGCCTGAATAGTTCAGGACGCCAAACGAGGTTGCAAACGTATCTGCCATAATGCATAATCTCCTTTATTGTTATTTGTTGTTTGCGGCTTCCTGTGCCGCCAAGCGGGTATAATACGCCACGGCAGCGATGTCACCGCTTGCTTGAGCCGCTTCCATCTGCTTACGGTAATCGGCCCCACCGTTACCGCTTCCGGCTGCGGGCGTAGGGGTTTCCTTCAGCACATCGGCGCGGATCTTCTTCTCCATTGCCTCGATATGAGCCTTGTGGGAGCTGAATACCTTGTCAATCTCACCATTGGCCATAGCCTCGGCGGTCTCGGTTGCGAGCTTGTCCTCATAACCGAGTGACAAGAATTTGGCCTTGTTTTCCGAAATGGTGACCTTCTTGAGCAGAGCCTCGTAATCGTTCTGAAGCTTGGCTCTCTCCTCGGCCTCCTTCTGGGCCTTGGCCTCGTCATCGGTCTGCTTCTCGCGGAGCTGCTTCTTATAGCCCGCCAGTTCCGATGCCGTCTTGTCAAAGGTCGCCTTGCTGACAAAACCGCTCATATCCGGTTCGTAGCCTTCCAGCGCCTTTACCTTGTCCTCAAGGGACATGTTCTCGTAGCCTTCGATGTTGAATTTCATGTGTTTTTCTCCTTTGCGTTTTATTGTGTTCTCTCACGTTTTGTGTTTACGGTTCTCTCCGATAAATAGAAAAGCGCCAACTGTACCCAAGATCGGGCTTAGTTGGCGCTCTTTTGGCGCTCTTGTAATATCAGAATTTTGCGTGCTTCGGTATCGATATGTAACAGGGTTTTACAGCGTGGACATGGCATTTCGGCCTGTCCGCTTAGATTGAGTAACTTCTTATTGCATTTGGGACAACGGATTTCTTCAAGGATCAACTTTCTGCCACCTCCACCCAGCATCGACAGTTCCGATGGGGCTTGGGCGGAACCTTATCGATGCTGTAAATCTTACCGTGCATGGCCCCACACGTGGCACAGCGCCGTTCATCCTCCGAGGTAACCCATCTGACCGTCTTGACACCGCTGTCCTTAAAGGCCTGTATCATGGTTTGGAAGGTAACCTCATCGGCAAAGACCTTATTCATAGACACCCACAGCCGTTCAGCCAGCTTGATTTCCTCAAGGGGTGAGGGGCTTCCCAAGACCCCTTCCACAAACCGTGCCCGCTTACGGTCTACCTCGTTTTCATAGACGTATTTGGTTACGGGATCGTAGGCCAGCATGAGGGCGAGGACGAAGGCGGTACCGTCGAAATCCTCACGGTCGCCGTACCGCTCATACACCACTCTTGACAAACGGGCCATTTCCTGCTTGGTCTCATTTAGGGCCGTATCGTAGATATCATGGGATACGGCGATGACGTTTAGCTCGTCGAAGGTAGAAGCGCGGGCTTTACGGAATAGCCGCCCATAGCGCTTGATTAAGTAGCTTATAACCTTATCCGCGGTTTGGTACGGATTCATGGCTCATGCTCCTTACGTATTGTTCCATTTCCTCGGCTTCCTTCTTCTCCTGCTCCTCCCACCACTGCTTGCTTTGCAGGTAGGCGCTTTCCGAATCGGCAAACATACCGCAGTGAGCAAAGGCCAGTTCCGGGTGAATCTTCTGGCTATTCAGCATGGCGATTAAAACCTGCGACTTGCTGGCAATGTTCTCATAATTGCGACGGGTGAAATGGGTTTCGATATCGGTCAGCTTCAGCTTAGTGCCTACCGTATCTCGTAAGATACGAAGACACAGGCGCAGGTGCCGTTTCTCCGATTTTTTGAAGATGGTTTCGGTAGCCTTGGCATAGGCCTCCGCCGCCTCCCACCCGTCCCTGAGAATGACCGCCGCGCCGGTATCGCTGGTAGAGCTACCGCCGTTACGGTTTGGCATAGCGCAGATTTCAAGAATCGCTTGTAAGAAATCGTTCTTTAAGGTTTGGACATCCGCCTGTGTCATGGCGGGGGAGAGGTACTTGGCATCCACGCCCTCCGGTAGGCACAGGGTTTTCCATTCCTCAAGCTTCTGGTAGGTTTCCTCGTCCAGTTGGCCTCCCAAGATGGCCAAGAAGGAATTGACAAACTGAACGATATCGTCCATGCGGTTGCTTTGCAGCTCGTTTAGGGAATCGAGCTGAGACATGACCACTTCAAAGACACCCAGCATGGGATTATTGGCCGGGTATTCGATGATGGGAATCATCCCCAAGGCATGGGGCTTATTTGCCAGCATGCTACCCAGTTCGGTGATCTCGTAATAATGGTTTGGCGTATAGATGCAGTACACGGTGGTACCGTCCTCACGCCTCACGTAATGGACGCCCATGACCGGCTTTTTCTTGATGCCCGCATGATAGACCACAAAGGTATCTCTTGGATCAAGGGAGCTGATATCGAAGATGGGTTCATCTCCATCCTCTGTCCACTCACTGTTTAGGAGCGTTAAGCGATAGCAGGTACCCGCTACATACAGCCACTCGGCAAGGTCGATATCGCAGGCGGCCTTATCGGCATCTGCCATATAGCCGTTTAAGGCATTGATATCGGCGGCAAGGGCATCGTCGGGATCGCTTTCGCTTTGGGTATTCTCCCTACGTGTATACTGAATGGGCTCGCCAAAGGCGTAGCCCTTATGAAAGCTTACGATCTCGTAAGCGCGGTTCTCACAGACTTTATGATTGATATTCTCGCGGACTTCCTTGGTTTTACCGAGGATATCCGTTTTTCCTCGATAATATTCCCACAGCCGTTGAATTTCGCTTCGGTTCGTTTGATGTGTCCGGAGCGCATCGAACAAGACCCGTGTGACGTTCTCGGCTGTTATGGTTTCTTCGCTGGTATAGATTTTGATACGACCGTAACCCAATCATACTCACCTTCCTCTACCATTATTATATTACCATAATTTACATGCGTCTATATGAAGATATTAAAGGGGACGACGGGCCACGGTAACGTACTTAAGACCGGTAGCAAGGAAATCCACCAGCATGGCCAAGCTATCCGGGGCATCGTCGTGAAGGTTCTTACCGCTGACGGTAAAGAGGGTAAGCTCCCGCATGAATTTCTCATACTCGGCGCTTCTGCTCTTACTGTTACGGAAATAGATCCGCTTCACATCCGGCGCAAACTGAATGATACGGCTGAGCTTACTTTGGGTGGTAGGTGCCTTCTGGTAGCTCATATTGATCTTGATACCATCCTTCCGTAAGGTTTCATCCACGATACCGCCGTATTCGTCGCCGCCGTTATTGCTCTCCCAACGTCCCATATGGGGAACATGCTGCTTCAGCTTCCCGATAACGAGAGGCCTTGTAACGGTTTTATCCCCGCTATTGAATACCACGTCATGGAGGTAGATATCCTCGCCGTAGACGTAGGCGATGGGCATGGAGAGGCTATCTCCGCCCCCCCACGCAACGTCGGTAACGAATACCTTGCGGTCGGGCTCCCCATCCGGAAGGACGCCGTTATAATAACGCAGTTCCTCTGCCGGGAACAGCAGACCCTCCCTAACATAGGGGTTACCCATATACTTCGCCATCCACGTGGCGTCGTCGATGCTGGCCTTCATGTCCTGATAATATTCTGTCGTAAAGCCGAGGCCGTATTTATAATTGAAATTGCTCTCACCGTTTTCATTTAAGGCGGGAATGACGCGGAAGCGGTATCTCGGATTATCTCGGTACTGCTCCTCCACACGCCCCAAGGGATCTGCCACGTTCCAACGGGTACCAACCATGAGCTCAAGGGCACCCAGCTTCTTACGGTCTTTCAGCTGGTTCAGGTAGGCGTCGTATTTACTCTGAAGGCGCAGAGGGTTTAAGGATTCCTCAAGGTCCTCGATGATATCATCCACGTAGAGCACACCGCCGGTACCGATTTCCACCGCACCGGTAAGGGTACCGCTGATGCTTCGGCAGGTGATGGTAGGGAAACGCTTTTTCTTTTCGAGATCCACCGTTTCATTTTTCGCGCTGTTATCCACGATGGGCACACCGGGGAAGACGTCCGCCCACAGGTACTGCGTATTGTCGGTGATGATACTGAGGATTTCCCGATAGAAGCCGTCTGTGAGCTTATCGCTGTGACCGCTCATGACACTGGCTACGGCCGGGCGGTGCCCCATGATAAAGGTCATGAAGAAGATACACAGGGTACTCTTGCCGATACGGGGCGGCAGGCTGATACCGAGGAAATCCAGTTTTCCGTCGAAGAGATCTTGCAGATCGTTTACAAGGGGGAGCAGAACCTCTCGACGGGGCAGGTAGAAGCGTTTCTCCGGCTCGCGGTTCTTTTCAAGGTAGATGCAATAGGCATCGAAGTCGCCCCGCATGGCCTCAAGGAGATAGGTTTTATAGGTGAGGTCGTACATGGAGGCCGTTGGGATCTTCTTGGTTTCCTTGCGGATCCATTGACACCACGTCTTGACCTCGGCCCGATCCTCGATGCTTCTGACAAGAGCGAAGGCATCCATGAGGGTTTCCTCAGTCTGGGTTTTCAGTCTCTTGATCTTCTTTAGAATTTCCATCTACGTTCCTCCCAAAACAAAATAAGAGCACCCTACCAAGCTGTTTTACAGCAGGTAAGGCGCTCTTGGCGCTCTGTATATTTATGTCATTTTACCCGTATCGTTAAATGAACGTTTTTCTTTACGGGCTTTCCTTTTTTATTTTGAAACAAGACATTTTTTACAACAATTTTTTGTCCGTCTTTGGCATTGGGAGGGACCCTCGTTTTAACACAAGCCGTCTTTGAGTTATAGGTGATATTTGCTGTTACATTCACGCCCTCTTTGGCATCCTCCTCGGTTAGCACTATGGGCTGATCTGCACGCACTTGTTTTTTCAAATAAAAATACAATACCAGTACCGCAACACCAAGCACACTAATTAGGCCTATAGCAATTAAGATATACTTCCATAACCCTATAATGATAGCCCCGCCAATTATTATGTAAATGGGAATCATTTTTTGCTCCCATTCGTATCTATATCTGTTTAACCGATACTGTTTGTATCTCTCATATGATTTTTCATCATTATTTTTCACAATAGATTCCCCCCTATCAGCCGGAAACACACATATATATTTTCAGAATACTTTCATCTTTCTCTGGTGAAGGCCCAGTTGCTAAAAATGGGCATAAGAATCCCATTATCTTCTACATACCATTGTATACGGGAAGGTGGGGATTGTCAAGAGGAATTTAATATCTTGATACAAAGCCTTAGTTGACAGGGCTTGGCGATATATAAGGTGTTCATTTATGCGCCCATCCGAGTAAATTCGGTTGACAATTTTTACAATATATGGTATAATGGCGATGGCGGTGGTTGTGTGCTCAAAGCTTCTGTTTTTCCTACTCCTTTCTTCAATCAAACAACAGCTCAAGGCCCTCCAGTTCCTTGTCTTTTGGCACACCTCCACCGCTGTTCATCGCATAACTCCTTATATAATCAATTAAAAAGAGCGCCCTGACAATTATTAAGAATTGTTTGGTGGCTCATTCGGTTGCCCTTTACCCTCATATTCAAAAAGGAGTTTCCTTCTTTCTAAAAATACAAGATTTTTGGTTGGACAGTATGGAATTACTAAAAACTTTATTTTCATTGGGCATGTTGCTTTTCAGTCCATTTATTTTAATACCGGCCGTTGTTATCATCATTCTCCTTGTAAAGCATAACAAGGAATACAAAGAAAGTGCATATTTTCAAATCACGAAGCTTCCATATCTTTCTGTTCGCTACAATGCTGGGCGATACGGCGAATATCTCACATACAAACATCTTAAACATATGGAGGCCCATGGGGCGAAGTTTCTTTTTAATGTTTATATTCCAAAGGGAAATGGCGAAACAACCGAAATTGATGTGCTGATGATTTGCACCAAAGGCATTTTTGTTTTTGAAAGCAAGAATTACAGCGGTTGGATATTTGGCAGTGAAAGTCAAGCGAATTGGTATCAGACATTACCTGCTGGCAGGGGTAGAAGCCATAAGGAGCATTTTTACAATCCCATTATGCAAAATCGCTCGCATATCAAGCATTTGAGGTTGTTTTTGGGAGAGCAAACTCCTGCTCACTCCATTATAGTATTTTCTGACAGATGCACATTGAAAAGCATTCAAGTCACCAGCAATGATATAAGTGTTATCAATCGTTGCAATGTCGCCCCTGTTGTATTCAATATCTGCAATCAGACTCCCATTGACCTTTTGAATGAAAACAACATTACCGCAATTTACGATAAACTGTATCCTTTTACACAAGTTGATGAAAGTGTCAAAGTACAGCACATTGCAAATGTTCAGAGCCCTAAATGCCCATACTGCAACGGAAATCTTGTTTTGAGAACTGCCACCAGAGGTACAAACGCAGGAAAGCAGTTCTATGGGTGCTCGAATTATCCGAAATGCAAATACATACAGAATACAACAAACGAAAGTAAATAGATAGTACATCATGGATACTGAAATCATTTATCAGAAAAAATTCCCCCCGCATGAAAGCCCCGATGTCGAAACGCATGACGATGAACTTCCCGAAAATATCCAATTCCCCTCCTTTGATAAATTGATGGAGAGGATTACAAAAGAAACTGCCTATGTTGTGATACCGGAGCGCGAAGAACGAGCCAAGGTATTTATAAACAAGGCCATTGAGGCGTCCGAAACGTATGAATTTGACCTTACGATAGAGAAGCGGATTCCTCGCATTTCTGCGTGGTTCTGTATCGATCCGTTAGGTCCGATGACCCAAATGCTCGCTGTGATCAAGGAGGCAGATGACATCGACTTCCTCCCCGCCAAAGATGAGGGCAAGCTCACATTGTGCTTGGATTTTTATACCCATGCGGAGTATGTAAGAGGTAAGCGGACGAGACCGTAGCAGTATCCTTATATATCAATCAAAAGAGCGCCCTACCGGTTAAGGTAGGGTGCTTTTGGCGCTCATTATGTAAAATGGGTATAATAACTCTTTAACGACTAATTTCCCATATCGTTTTCCAATTAAACTTTCAAATACACGCATTGACGACTTCTTCCCCTCACACCTATGTGCTTTGCTCGTCCAACGAAGCTAAAAATGTCCCGTAGACTTCTTCTTCTGCACGATGTCTGACTTTAACTGCATCTTCAAAATTTGAATACGCTCCCAAATACATGAGTTTCCCTTTAAACCTTATACTTGCTTCCCATTTTTCCCTCTTTTTATTCCAATGGACACCGCGACAACCACTCGTGTTAGCGGCTGATAGTTTCATCTCTCTTATTTTGGTTACCTGTGTCCCTTGTTCAAATCTTGCACCTTTTAATGCATGCTCAACACTGTTCTGGTGGGAACACTCGGCACACATTCGCATTTTTTTATTCGTAAGTTGCCCTGTTGTTCTAAAAACCTTGTTTCCACAGTTGCAAAGACATTCCCACTCTACGACCTTTTTGGTGCCTTGTTTCCGTTTGTTATCAGATCTTCTAATAACCGTAATATTTCCAAATGTCTGTCCGGAAAGATCCGGAGATTTAACGCAACCGCAATTAGTTGTTTGTCCTCTATTTAAACCGCCGGTTGTGGCTACGAATGTATTTCCACAATCGCATTGGCAAAGCCAACGTCTGTTTCCGCGCCTATCTGAGGGTAATAACTCTTTAACGACTAATTTGCCGTATCGTTTTCCAATTAGACTTTCAAATTCGCGCACTATTTACGTCCCTCAATCTAATCAACTTCATTTTTCCCTTGATAAATGTAATGCTAATATTTTTGCCGATAGTCAGCTTCAAAGAGCGCCGGGGGTTCACTTGTGTCAGATTTTTGGTTGATGTTAATAAGAAAGCACTCGGGATGAAGTTTTCCCGAGTGCCTTTTCATTTTAATGAAGCTTATTCTTCCTTCTTTTTCTTTTTAAGGAGAAGAAAGAGGAGAAGGAGAATGAGGAGGAGAACCACAACAATGACTATAATACCCCAAGGTGTGCTATTTCCACCACTACCACCTACACCAGTGGTAGTCTCATCGGGAGTGGTAGTCTCATCGGGAGTGGTAGTCTCCTCGGGAGTGGTAGTCTCCTCAGGAGTGGTAGTCTCCTCGGGAGTAGTAGTCTCCTCAGGAGTGGTAGTCTCATCGGGAGTAGTAGTCTCCTCAGGAGTGGTAGTCTCCTCAGGAGTGGTAGTCTCCTCAGGAGTGGTAGTCTCATCGGGAGTGGTAGTATCTTCACCTGTAGCGGGAATCTCCTTCGTCTGCTTCTTGTCGCAGACAGAGCAGGTTCTGGTCTTCACACCGGGTTCGGTAGCGGTAGCCTCGGTGACAACCGTCCAAGCGCTATACTTATGGCCGGCTGCCTTGACAGTCGTCTGTTCTACCAGTACGGTATCACAAACGGAGCAGTGCTTACCTTCCGTAAGACCTGTTTCGGTACAAGTGGGATCCTTCTTGGGATCAACAACTTCAGTATGACCAAGAGCGGGAATCACCTCTTGTGCAACGGTAACAGTGTTACAAACGGAACAGTGTTTACCTTCCGCAAGACCTGTCTCGGTGCAAGTAGGATCCTTCTTGGCATCAACAACTTCAGTATGACCAAGAGCGGGAATCACCTCTTGTGCAACGGTAGCGCCGTCACAACGAGAGCAGTGAGAACCCTCAGTAAGACCTGTCTCGGTACAGGTGGGGTCCTTCTTGGCATCGATAACGGTATCGTGTCCAAGAGCGGGAATCACCTCTTGTGCAACGGTAGCACCGTCACAACGAGTGCAGTGAGAACCCTCAGTCAGACCTGTATCAGTACAAGTGGGATCCTTCTTGGCATCGATAACAGTATCGTGTCCAAGAGCGGGCTTAAGCTCATCCTCACAATGAGTACAAATCTGACTGGTTGTGCAGGTAGGAGCGTCGCCAGGAGTGTGCGTGTGGTTTGTTCCTACTATCTTAATTTCAGTGGTAAAACCTACAGGTGTGATTGAGCCATACGCACCATTTAGGTCAACTACATTTTGAGGCGGGAAGGACAACGTAATTGCAGTGCTCAGATCAGCATCCTTTATCGCTTTAAAAGTAAGCGTCGCAACAAGTCCAGTTCCTTTGAACTCTTTATCCAAGGTGATAGCATTGCCAATATTGACAAAAACACCTTTCTGATTCTTGTTTACAACGACAGAACCTTTAGCGAATGAACCTGCATAATCCTTATCCTGATACTCAAGCGCAGTGGTATCATACGTTACCAAAGCACCAGCAAATTTAAAGCCAGGGTTTTCAGTTATTTTAACTTTAACCGTAAATGTAGAATTGTATTCCACGACGGAGCCCGAAGGCTCCATCGTGAAAACTAAACCAGAATCAGAACTCGCGGAAACAGACAACGTCAACGCCAAACACACAAGCAACACAAGTAGGATGCTATAGAGTTTGTTGAATGTCTTCATTGAGATCTCCTCTCTTAGGCGGCAGGAGTGAAGCTTTCAGGACGCGTCCACTCGTCTGCTTCATACAGATCTTCGTAGTCCGAAGCACCAGTGGCAAGATCTGCCAACAGACGAACGTCTGCAGCGGTGATCCAACCGTCCTTATTGATATCTACGCAGGAATCATAGGTGATATCTTCGTAGAGACCGGTAGCAATGTAGTAAGCATACTGAACGTCAGCAACGGTTACCCATTCGTCACCGTTGGCATCGGCAAACGTACCAATTTCAACATATTCTTCATCGCCACGAGAATCAATTCTCTCTTCGTCGGCATTTCTTACATCGGTGTATTGCTCATAGATCTCGATCCAGCCGAAATTATCCTCGTAGGTAGCACGAACCTGGAAATAGAGGGTAATGATATCCGTGGACTCCTCAACGGTAACATTCTGCTTTTCGCCTTCGGGCGTATTTTCGATATAGCCCAATACCGTTACATAGTGGTAATCAGGATAATCGTGATCCTCGCAGTTGCAGTTGTCATTCACCTTATGGATGTTGAAATCTGCATTGTTGTAGGTGTAACCGAGATAAGTAAGGTTGTTGGCATCATAGTCAACGTCGAACTGGAAGCCCCAGATATCGATCTTCAAGCTCTTCATGCTTACATTGACAGCGATGATGGTGGAATCAACGATCTCAGCATCTTCAACGACTGCATTCTCAACAGTCAAATCAAAGGAAACGCCGTTCAGGATGCTCTGAGGAACGTCCTTGCACTCGTCGCAACGAGAGCAGCAGTAGTGGTAAGAACCGTCAGCATTGAACGAAGGCTCAACGGACTTATCTTCGCATTCGCCATCCTTGACCCAGTCATGACCGAGAGGATCAACATTGATGATGATTTCTTCGTAATCGCAAGTCTTGCAGGCAACAAGATCATAACCAGGCTGCGTGCAGGTAGGAGCAGCGTCGTCGATTTCGACGTACAGGTCGTGCTCATTGGAAATAGTATCCTTGCATACTACGCAGTAACGGTTGTCTTCGGTATCCAGACAGCCTTCCCAGAAGAAGTCGCCGTCGGAGTTCTCATGGCCGGGAGCAGTGCCCTCGTCAACTACGGTGTGGTCACAACCATCACGATTGCAGACGAAGATCTTATCGGTAACGCAAGAGGTGAAGACAGACTCCTTGGTCATGTCATGGCCGAGCACTGCGACATAATCGTACATGTCGTGAGAAGCGCAACGGAGACAATACTCGATTCTGTAACCAAACTCGTCGCAATCGGCGGTATTGGTGAGAGGCTCATTCTTTTCATGGCCAAGAGCAGGGAGGCTGGGATCGCTGGAATCCTTGATGGAAACAAACTTGCCGCCTTCGACGGTGAACATCACAGATTTGCCAGCGACATTACCGGTGTAGATACCATCGGCAATATCTCCCTTAACTTTAATGGTAACCGTCCATGCGCCATTGGCAAATGCAAAGTTCATGTCGGCGGGGAGATCAAAATTATCAATTGCAGGAGAAGCCGTGGTAGTCAGCGTAAGAACATTTCCGTTGGCAACCCAATCAGTGGATTCAACATAGATGGCGCCGCAACCCTGACGAGTACACTTGATGTGAGCCTTCCAACCGGCCTCGGTGCAGGTGGGATCCTTAGCAGCAACTTCAACGAAGTCGTGACCCAGCATGGGCAGGACAACCTTCTTGCCTTCATTCTCGCACCAATCGTTCTGGCAAATGTAGAAGCCATCAGCGGTGCAGGTAGCATTCGTAACATCGGCGGCTGCGGGCATCTTGTGACCCTTGCCGGTGCCTTCCATGGTCAGAAGGACAGTGCGGTTACAATGCGTGCATTCACCCAAAGTCCACAGACCCTGAGCGGAGCAGTTGCCTTCCTTGTAGAGCTTCTTGTAGCCGTCTTCAAGATCGTGCTGGTTTCTGGCATCTACTTCGTTGTCATAGATGTAGGAGGTGTTGTACAGTACGGTGGTCTTGTTCATTTCTGCAGTGCCGCAACGCTGGCAAAGCTGATAGGTATAACCGTTCGTACCGGTACCATTTGCCTTACAATGAGGATACTTTGTAAGAACAGGGGACTGGGTGCCATCAGGCAGGAGGCTGGTATGTCCAAGAGCAGCAGCAGCGTCGGGATAGCTGGTGCTTCCGCAGATCGTGCAGTGACCCTTAGCAGGTGCAGTGCAGGTAGGATCGGAATCCTTAACCCAATTGTGACCGTTGACGGTATCTACAGGGATAGGAGCGTATGCACCGGTAGCAGTGCCTTCGCCCTCGCAAGAGGTACAAGCCCAAACCTTGTGGCCGGGAGCTACACAAGTAGCTTCCTCGGTGATAACCCAACCAAGAGTGTGAGCATCGGGATTAAGATCGAAAACCTTGAAGGTGTCAGGCAGAACCTTCAGATCCTTGGCAACCTCTTCATTGTTAACAGTCAGCGTGATCTTCTCAAGAGTGCAGAAGGGGTTGGTGCAGTAGGTGTAGGTGTAACCCTGCTTGGTGCAGGTGCTATCAACCTTAACGGTAACCTTATTGTGGCCCTTGCCGGTGCCTGCTACAACGTCGCCGCCGCGAACGATACGGCAAACCTTACAGTACTCAACAGCAGACTTGCCTTCGGTCTCGCAGTCGCCGGGCTCAGCTGCTTCGATTACTTCCCAAGTATGCTTCTCGGGATCAATGGGAGTCTGGTTCTCTTCGATCCACTTTTCGCAGACGGTGCACTTACGCAGGGTGTAACCGCTGGTCTTACAAGTGTTGTCGATAAAGGTGTTGTATGCATCATAGTCATACTGTTCGTCGCCTTCGTCAACATAGGTGTGAGGCAGAACGTCGATAACCAGAGCAGCAGCAGTGGTAGCGACGTAGTCATTGTCAACCAGTACAAAGAGCATCTCACAGCCCTCAACGGAGCAAGTGAAGTGAGCCTTCACGCCGGCAGCTTTGCAGCTGGCGGGAGTACCGGCCTGAGCAACGTAATCATGCTCGTGTGCATGGATAACGTAGAGCGGGCTCTTTGCGCCGCAAACGCCGCACTCGTAGTGGAACTTGCCGTCCTTGTGAAGGGTGGAAGGCTCGTCGATTACGATCTTGGAATCGGCAATGTCTTCACATTCCCAAGTGTGATCCTTAGCGTCTACGAAGAAATCGCAACCCTCGCGTTTGCAAACAAGACCCTCGTGGCAGTCGATCAAGTTGCCGTAGTCGTGGCCCAGCATTGTAATGGCTTTCTTTGCCTCGTCAGATGCGGGATTAACAATGTTGTTTTCAGCATCGGTGTACTTTACAGCGCCACCGACAGAGCATTCGTACTTTGCCCACGCCCCATCCGTGGTGCAGGTGGGGGCAACAAAGTCAGACAACGACTTCCACGCACAATCATCTTCCGCAGTGGGTGCAACAATGTCAGAAGCAAAATACGTGTGGCAGTCCAAGCACTCATATAGCGTATAGCCGTAAGTGCAACAACCAGGAGCAACAACCGGCTCCTCCTCTACCTTGGCGTAGTGAACGCAGTTATCCTTGTTGTGGTCTGCGCCTTTGCCAGGGCATTCATTGGAATGAACATGCGCTGTTTCAGCAAAAACTGAAAAGGGTAGCATTGAAACTACCATCAGAACACTGATAACAATTGCTGTTATTCTTTTCTTCATGGTAAAATCCTTTCTTAACTTAGAAAAATATATAATAACACTCAAAACAATTGACGACTGAACAATGTGAGACGAGCAATCTTCGGCTCGGAGCGCACCACACTCACCTCACTTCAGCCGCCATGCCACGTTTTGATTAGCTTTTCTCATCTTGCTTCAAACATCTCATCGATTGTTTTAAGTTGTTATTTTCATTTTAGGGGACACACAAGCAAGTGCATCACGAGTACAACAAAGCTCTTCAACAAACCTCTCTATATCTTTAAGGAACAAGAAATCGTCACTCTATTGCAATCAATCTCATTTCATATTTAATGCGGTGTAGCAATTCTTACACAGTTGACCGCAACCGCTTACATAAAGCTTGCGATCGGCGCTCGGAGTATCTAAATAATAATCTGTAGTCCTTCCGCAACAAATACACTTTTCTTGAATGCGTTGCATTGATTCTTCGGACTCATCCCTTTGCGCACATCTTGCACCGCGATAATTACATTCCTCGCGCTCATCTTTATTGATGGAAAACAAGGCCAACACAAAAAAATCCCCACAAGCGCCCACACCAAGAGCGACGATAATTGCAATTATGATGGCTATTATTGACATCAAAACATCACCCGAGTCCGTCCGGCATGAAATAAAATGAATGCACAAACACGCAGCATGATTACACACCCAATTTATTACAATAATTATACATTATTTTTCAAAAAAAAGATATTTGCACAATATTCATATTTTTTATTTTTTTTTTTTTTTTTTTTTTTTTTTTTTTTTTTTTTTTTTTTTTTTTTTTTTTAATTTTTATTTTAATATTTTTTTTTTGATTTTTTTTTAAAAAATATAAAA